AATAATGGTTCATGCTACCGGGCTAATGAAACACGGCAGTTTGCCCGGATGTTGGGGCTTGAACCGAAGAGCACGGCGGTGCGGAGTCCGGAGAGTAACGGCATAGCAGAGAGCTTCGTGAAAACGATAAAGCGTGACTACATCAGTGTCATGCCCAAACCAGACGGGTTAACGGCAGCAAAGAACCTTGCAGAGGCGTTCGAGCATTATAACGAATGGCATCCGCATAGTGCACTGGGTTATCGCTCGCCACGGGAATATCTACGGCAGCAAGCCAGTAATGGGTTAAGTGATAACAGGTGTCTGGAAATATAGGGGCAAATCCAGCGTTCATCAGCCCCCGCATTGCCGACAGGATCACAGACGGGGGGCGCAACTGGTTGTCGTTCAACTGGCCCAGCTACCGTTCTTGTATCAGAGGTGTGGCTGCATGACAACACCAGTCTGGCGTAATGATGACCTGGAAGGCGCTGTCATTGGCGCATTCTTTCTGCGTGGGGCAGATCATGAAGTGATGGATATTCTGATCACACTACCGGCGGACATTTTTTCTGTACGAGCGTATCGGGATATCTACACAGGCATCTGCAGACAGGCCCGTGTTTCAGGAGTGATTGACCCCGTGCTGTTGTGTAATGAGATGCCGGAACTTGCCCCGGTGATTACTGATACCGGGCGTAAAACCTGGGTGAAGTCTTCACTGGAGCACTATGTTGCAGCGTTGCGGCGCAATGCCGCACTGCGCGATGCAGAAAAAACACTGAATGAGGCGCTGCAGAAATTACGTGATGCGCATACCTGTGAAGCAGCTGAAGATGCCCTGAAGGATGCGCAGAACATGATGGTCACACTGTCGACAGGAAAGGGCGTCATTCAGCCGGTACATATTGATGATGTGCTTCCGGAAGTGGTTGAGCGTGTTGAATGCCGGAATCAGGGGCTGGAGAAATCCAGGACGTTGATGACCGGTATTGATGAACTGGACGCAAAAACAGGCGGTATGGAGCCCGGAGACCTGGTATTCATTGCCGCCCGTCCTTCGATGGGGAAAACCGAACTTGCGCTGGACATCATCGACAAGGTGACTGAGCAGGGGCATGGTGTGCTTCTGTTCACCATGGAGATGGCGAACATCCAGATTGGTGAACGTATGGTGTCTGCGGCTGGAGGGATGCCAGTATCACGCCTGAAATCTGTGGCTCACTTTGAAGATGAAGACTGGGCGCGTTTCTCACAAGGGGTGGGGCGGATGACCGGGCGCAATATCTGGATGGTGGACCAGGCGAACCTGACCATTGATGAGATATGCGCAACAACGAAACACCATCTGATTAAACATCCGGAAACGGCGCTGGTGGTGGTTGATTATCTCGGGCTGATAAAAACCCGAACCACGGGGCGTCATGACCTTGCCGTGGGTGAAATCTCAAAGGGGCTTAAAGGCCTGGCAAAATCCGGTGGTTTTCCGTTGATTGCGCTGAGCCAGCTCTCCCGCGGTGTGGAGTCCAGACCCAATAAACGTCCCATGAACTCAGACCTGAAAAATTCCGGAGAAATAGAGGCGGATGCAGACATCATTCTGATGCTTTACAGGGATGAAGTGTACAACCCGGATACACAGGCTACAGGCATAGCAGAAATTAATATCACGAAACAACGTAACGGTTCTCTGGGGACGATTTACCGGCGTTTTTATAACGGACATTTTCTGCCTGTGGACCAGGAAAGCGCACAGGTTCTTTCCACCCCAATGCGGCAGCCCCAGCCGCGCAGATACAGCAATACACGTACCGACAGCAGTAAGATGGAGCGTTTCTTTTGAACAACCAGACAATGACTTTTACCTCTGAACAATTGCGTAAACACGCGCAGGAAATGTTGCGACAGGCGGAACAACTGGAAAAAACAGGTGTAACAAAAGATGCCATTCGTCGGGATATGGTGCCAGCGCTCAGGGAACTGATGCAGGCGAAACATCGCGCACAAAAAGCGGTGGATGAGCTCGTTGATTGTGTGGCAGAGCTGGAAACCAAAGTTGGAAAGTTTGAAAAAATGGTGCAGGAGGTGCTGCGCTGATGCGCCATGAGTTTATTTTACCTTATCCGCCGACGGTGAATACTTACTGGCGACGTCGTGGCAGCACATATTTTGTATCAAAAGTTGGTGAGCGTTATCGCCGTGATGTGACGCTAATTGTTCGCCAGCAGCGGCTGAAATTAAACCTGTCCGGAAGGCTGGCGATAAAGATTATTGCAGAGCCACCGGATAAGCGCCGTCGTGACCTGGACAATATCCTGAAAGCACCACTGGATGCGCTGACGCATGCCGGACTACTCATAGACGACGAGCAGTTTGATGAAATCAATATTGTGCGCGGTCAGCTCGTTCCTGGTGGGCGACTGGGCGTGAAGATTTATGAAATCACAGGTGATAACGATGGCGCGTGATATTCAGCAGGTTATGGAACGGTGGGGGGCTTGGGCTGCAAACACTCATGAAGATGTATCCTGGGCGTCGATCGCTGCTGGTTTTAAAGGGTTAATTCCGTCGAAAGTGAAATCACGCCCTCAGTGTTCTGATGATGATGCAATGATAATTTGTGGCTGTATGGCCCGGTTGAACAAGAAAAATCAGGATTTGCACGATTTGCTGGTGGATTATTACGTAGGTGGAATGACTTTTATGAGTCTGGCACGGAAACATGGGTGTTCGGATACCTGTATTGGCAAGCGCCTGCAGAAAGCGGAAGGGGTTATTGATGGCATGTTGATGATGCTTGATATCCGGCTGGAGATGGACAGATACGTAGAACGAATTATGTAGGTGCTTGACCAGACACATTGTCCGGGGCTATATTCCTCACGCGCCAGCAAAATCTGGCGTCGGGATTGGAACCCCGGATAGAGACCGCGACAGACACACGCCGCGAGCGTGTTTTTTATTGTCGTATGCACGCGCACATCTGAATTATGGTGGGGCGCATGGGGGAGCTGAAAAGCTCGCCGGTCGGTTTCCCGGTAGTTCCAACCCTGTGCGTCTCACCACCCGATGATTGGAACCTGACGGTGTTGACAGTTTCAGGTTTGCAGTTTACATTTCCCCGCGGTGCTCAAAACACCTCGAAAGCGGTATCCACACCCGATAGCCATGTGGTTTTTTTGTGTCCAGAATTCTTGGTTTATGACCGGGTGTGCGGCTAATACAATACCAGCAATGGAAATACGCCCGCCGACTTTCGACGGTTTTGAGCGCCCGGTCACCCTCTCAAAAGGGGTAAATCAAAATATTCGAAAGGACATGTCTATGAATCGCACGTCTATTGAAAAACTCCCGTCACTTACGCATAACCATCTTCCTGTCATGACAACAGAGCTGCTGGCTGATTTGTACGGAACAGAGCGCCAGCGTTTGACAAACAATTTCAATCGAAACAAAGAACGGTTTATAGAAGGTAAACATTTTTTCCTGATAGAAGGTGATGCGTTACGAGAGTTGAAGAACGAAAACTCTTTAAGAGTTTCTGTGAAAATTGCCCGTAACGTTCGCTCCCTCATCCTCTGGACAGAACGTGGCGCAGCCCGTCACGCCAAAATGCTCGAAACCGATCAGGCGTGGGAAGTGTTCGAAAAACTGGAAGACTGTTATTTCAACCAGAAACAGCCACCAGCGGCACAAAACACATCTATCGAAAATGATGGATGCGCATTACTGAGCCACTTCGATAAACACGGTCAGGTTGAGTTCACGGAAAAGGTACCCGCCGATGCGATGGTATGTACTCTGGAACGGTTTAAATTTTATCTGGAGCAACACGGGTGGATCGTTGCCCGTAAAGAGCAACTGGTGGAGCGGTTGATGCGGTTTTAAAAATTTTTTCCGAAAACTTTACGATCGTAAAAAGTTGAATATCCTGTTAAGAGTGGTTACTACGCCACACAGCTTAAACCCGCCGATGAGCGGGTTTTTTTATACCTGAAAAACGGCACAGGACGTTAAACGTGCTGGTGGTCAGATGAGTTTGCAGATGTGATGACATATGGTTATTATTCTGCCTCCGGCCCTTTAGCTCAGTTGGTCAGAGCGAGCGACTCATAATCGCCAGGTCGCTGGTTCAAGTCCAGCAAGGGCCACCAACCACCACTAGCTCATCCGGATAGAGCATCAACCTTCTAAGTTGACGGTGCGAGGTTCGAGTCCTCGGTGGTGGGCCAGCGCCGACTTAGCTCAGCAGGCAGAGCAACTGACTTGTAATCAGTAGGTCACCAGTTCGATTCCGGTAGTCGGCACCATATGCGGGCATCGTATAATGGCTATTACCTCAGCCTTCCAAGCTGATGATGCGGGTTCGATTCCCGCTGCCCGCTCCAGTCAGAGTCTTTCAGTCTGCGATGATGGGAAATCCCGGAGTGACTGAAAGACGTTTAAGTTATGAATGATCGCCTTTTTTTGCAAAATTGCTGTGCAGAAATACTAACCTTCGGGCGTGCGATCATTCATAAGCACTCTGCTTTTATTCCGATTAACTGTGGGTGGTTTGTTGGATAGAGTGTGAGGTGTACTGGCAATAGCGGACACTACCATTTGTTCTTTTTTTAAGCAGCCATCTGATGATATTTTTCCCTGAAGGCTGCCGGGGAGATATTCCCCAGACGAGAGTGACGACGCTGACGATTGTAGAAAATCTCAATGTATTCCCGTATTACTGAGATGGCTTCATCCCGGTTATTAAAACGATAGTGGCTCAGGCTCTCATTTTTCAGCGTTCCCCAGAAGCTTTCCATCGGAGCGTTGTCGTAACAGTTACCTTTACGCGACATTGATGTTTTCAGACCAGACTGCTCCTGTATGACCCGGTAATCGTATGCGCAGTACTGTGAACCTCGATCAGAGTGGTGGATTAGCCCGGCAGGTGGGCGCTGGCTCCTGAGCGCCATAAACAGGGCTTTACCTGTCAGCTCTTTTGTCATGCGCTCTCCCATGGCGTAGCCGACAATTTCGCACGTATAAACATCTTTGATGCCAGCGAGGTACAACCATCCCTCCTGTGTGGCAACATACGTCAGGTCCGCCACCCAGAC